TTTCTTCGCCGTCCGCTCCAAATAGGTTTGGGAAACTTTCAATAATTCGGGCAAGAGCGTCGAAAAAAAAAGCGCGTAGGGGTAGCAGTCGGCAACGCTCAGATGTTCCCGCACAAGGGCAGATTTAACGTGAAACTGCTCCGCTGCCTCAACCTTTCCATACCTTACGTCCTGCCATCCCAGCCGAACCTTGCGCTGCTCAATCATCAGGCAGGCAACTATCCGGTGAAGGTTTTCGATTATAGCCCCATCCTGCGCAAGCGTTTGCAGCGTGGCAAATTCACCTGCTGACAGGCTGGCGGGGTTTGTCGTTATCCGGTACATTTTGCCCTTCACTTTGAACCGTGGCCGCTTCGGCTTGGTATCGGGGTAGCTGGCCACCCATTGCAGGCGGTTGTATTTCCCGATAAGGTAAGCGTATGGCAGGCTTTCCACCGTGTCAATATTTACGCGGGAAAGGATGGAAAGCGTCTGCGTCATTTGCTCCGTAGCATCTAAATCGGAACGTGTGCGAATCTGCTCAAGCTCGACCAGTTGGCCGAGGCTTACTTCATGCCAGCCCGTCGGTAGGTTCAAAGTCATTGCGTGCAAAGGTAGCCCTTTTGACCGCGCCCCGCAACGCTACCCGCGTAACACGCTAATAATCAGGCGGTTAAAATTTCGCTTCCGCATTTTGCAAAAACAGCCATTGTAAGTAATGGTAGTCATTACTCAGGGGCAGAACTCGACGCTTTACCTTACCGGAACGGAAAAGGTAACGCTGACCCCGCCCTATTACTTCCTGTTCAACTTGGTTAGCCGCGAATCGCGCGACGTAAGCGCATCTTTCCTGCTGACCGATACTTCGTCCTTTCCGACCCGATACAATGAATTTACGCTCACCACAGCGCAGGCGGCAACGCTGCTCACGGGTGAACACAAGTTCACGCTGTACGCTCAATCTTCATCCACCAACACTGACCCTGACCTTGCAGACGAAGCCGTCGAGGTAGGTGTAGCAATCGTAAGGGCCGCGTCATGAATTACGATTTTCAACGCATCAATTTTGCAGCGGCGCCCCCGCCTAAGTTCGTCGAGAAGCGCGGCGAAGACTGGTACACGGCTGGAAAGGATAACAGGTTCTTTGAAGACCTGCTGAAGCTTTACAATGAAAGCCCGCTGCACAATGCAATCGTAACCCAAAAGGCGCAATTTATCGCGGGAAAAGACACATCGGTTCAGCTTGAGGGAACCGTTTCCCAGCAGGCGGGCGCAATGGCTGCCCTGCAACAGGCTAACCCATACGAATCATGGCACGACCTGAAGCTGAAATGCGCGATTGACTTGGAGAATTTCGGAGGGTACGCCGTGCAAGCTATCTGGAACGCGCCGGGAACGAAGGTTGTCGCATATTACCACCTACCTTTTCAGCTTTGCCGCACTGACAAATGGGCCAGCCGGATATGGTATTGCGAAGACTGGAGCGACCGCAAAGCCGAAAAGCTGCAATTTGATGCTTTCAATCCTGAGCAGCCGGGCGGAACGCAGGTGTTTTACTTCAAACAATACCGCGCGGGAGAGGGGGTTTATCCTTTGCCTGATTGGTACCCGGCCCGCACTTACATAGAAATTGACACGCAAATACCGGACTTTCACTATAACAACATCAAGAACGGGTTTGCGATTGGTAAAATACTTCAAGTCTATAAGGGCGAACCGACCGAAGACGTAAAGGCGGAGTTTGACTATAAGTTCAAGCGCAATACAACCGGAACGGATAACGCGGGCGGGATTCTGATTTCCCACTCCGACCCTAACGAGCGGGTCATGGATTTGATAGACGTTAGCCCGACCGACTTCGACAAGCTCTATTTGCAGCTTTCGGAAACCGTGCGCGATAACATCTTCTACGCCCACCGCGTAACCTCTCCAATGCTGTTTGGTGTGCGTGTTGAGGGTCAATTAGGAGGGCGCAATGAGTTAATGCAGGCTTATGAGATTTTCGACCGCGCATATTCAGCCCCTAAACGGGAACAAATGGAGCGCGTGTTTACCAGCCTATTCCAATACAAGGGCGTTATTGGCACAATTAAGACCGTGCCAGCCGAACCAGCAGGCGTGGATATTGTCGAAGACTTCAAAGCAGGAATTGCGACCGTAGAGGAAGCCCGCGAAGCACGGGGCTACAAGCAACTGAACGTGGCCACCACCGAAGACACCGCGCAATTTTCCGAGCAAAACCCGTTCGGATGGAATGACGACCGCGATAAGGAAGTTTTCAGCCGCTATGGTGCGCCGGAAAGCGATTACGAAGAACTGCCGGAGCTATTCGCAGAACTGACAGGGCCGGAAATGCGCGTCATGGCCGTTATCCGCGATAACCCGCAGGCCACACTCGAAGACATCGCAAAGGGCGCAAGGCTCGATAGCACCGAAGCAGCCGACGTTATCAAAGGCATGGCCGAGCGTGGGGAAATTGACTGGAAAGCTGGCAGCGTAACCGTTACCGAAAAAGGCCTGCAATCCATCAACGACAGCGGCGGCCTTAAAACTGAAATCTTCGTGCTGTATAAGTACGCCAAAGCGCCGGGAATATCCGGGCCTGTTATCCTCGAAAACAGCAGCCGTGAATTTTGCAAGTTTCTTGTAGATCAGGGGAAGGTTTACACACGCGCGGAAATCAACGCAATGAGCGCAGAGTTAGGTTATGACGTATGGAAAAGGCGAGGCGGCTGGCGAACCATCAAAGGCAGTTCCCCACCGCTTCACGTGCCGCAATGCAGGCACATTTGGGAATCTAAATTGTATCGGAGGACAACGCGATGAGCTTCAAGTATTTCATTGACACGGTTTACCTGAAAGATAACACACCCATTCAGGATAATCTCGACCCTAAGCTGCTGCAAATGACTTTGCAGGAGGCTCAGCAAATCACTTTGCGCGATACGATAGGCTCCGACCTATACGACGAGATTTACACGCAGTTTCCGGGCAGCCTGAGTGCGGCAAACAATACCCTGCTCGAAGACTATATAAAGCCCATTCTGAAGTATGCCGTGTTGCAGGATTCTTTGATTCCTATGGTGTATAAATTCAGGAACAACGGCGTGATGAAGTTCGAGAGCAACGGGCAGACACCGATTAACCTTGAGGAATTGCGGGTTATTGAGGCCGGATATGCGCAGAAAAAAGACCACTTTATCGAGCGCATGAACCGATACCTGTGTCTTAACCCTGCGCTATATCCCAAATGGCAGAACCCTTCGGCGTATGCAGTCGATCAACCCAACCGCGATGGACAAAATTTCGGATTCTATTTCCCCAAAGGCTAAAGCATGGCGCCAACGCAACGAGGCCTTGCTGCTGAAATTTCTAAAAACCCATGACGTTAAATCAATTAATAGCAGCGATACGAAGGGCGGGCGAAAATCATAAGATGATACGGGCCGTTTACGTTGGCCCTGAATATGATTTGAACGCAACACAGGGTCTGGACAATTACCCGATGCTTTGGGTTATTCCAGACACGGTTACGATGCTTTCAAGCGATGACGACAGCCAGACTGAGCAAACTTTCCGCTTTGCGCTGGCCGTAGCTGACAGGGTTTACCACGACCAGTCTAACCAGCTCGACGCCCTGAGCGATACGCAGCAGCTTTTGTCGGACGTGCTGGCCACGCTGCAATACGTTTACCGGAATAGCAATGCGCGGTTTGCAGTTAATGACGATGCAGAGCCATTCTTTGAACAGCGGGCCGACACCGTGAGCGGGTACGCAATTCGCTTTGAGGTAAGCGTACCTTTTAAGCGGGACTTTTGTGCGGTTCCTTCTAACGACTACGCTTTTCCGAACATCGACGCGGAAATCCAAATCATCGACGGCGGCTATTACAATTCTACATACTCCCTGACTATTGACGGAGGCGTTTCATGAGCAACTATATCACCATAAAACTAAGGCGCGGCACGGCGGCGCAATGGACGGCCACAAACCCGGTACTTGCTGAAGGCGAAGTAGGTCTGGAAACCGATACCCGGAAATTCAAAGTTGGCACAGGCGCGGCGGCTTGGAACTCCATGCAATATTGGGGCGGCTCCGGCGGAGGCGCGGCTGACTTCATCGACCTTGGAGACGTGCCAGCCAGCTATGCCGGGCAAGGCGGCAAATATGTAAAGGTAAAATCGACAGCCGACGGTCTGGAGTTTGGAACGCTGACCGTGGCCATTAGCGACGTTACGGGCCTATCTGCTGCGCTTTCTAACCTTGTACCGTATGCAGGCGCATCCGGTGACGTAAACCTAGGCGAATGGGGAATGCAGGTCGGAAACTTGGAGTTTGACAACACCCCGACCAACACCCCCGGAACAGACGGTTCGGTATTTTGGGATTCCGGTGACGGCACACTGCAATTGCAGATGAAGGGCGGGGCCACTCAGAAGGTGGGCATGAACACATTCGCCAGAGTCTACAACGACAGCGGAGTGCAATTGGTGAAGGGCGAAGTGGTTTACATCTCCGGAGCTCAGGGCAACAGGATAGCGGCGAAGAAAGCGCAGGCCAACACCGAAAGCACGGCAAAGAACACATTTGCCATCGTGGTGGAAACCATCGCTATCGGAGCGGAGGGAACAGTTATTACAGAAGGTCCATTATATCAGCTCAACACCTTGGGCCTGACAGCGGGTGCGACTCTGTATCTTTCCCCGACCACAGCCGGAGGATACACAGAAACACAGCCACAAGCTCCAAACCATTTGGTTATCATCGGATTCGTGGAGCGGGTTCACGCTACTGTTGGCAGCATTTATGTGAAGATTTCCAATGGGTTTGAACTTGAGGAACTGCACGATGTGGACTTGACCGAAAGCAAGACCACGCCCATTGATGCAGACGCGCTGCTGCTTCAGGATAGCGCGGATAGTTCAATCTGGAAACGTCTTACATGGGCGAACCTGAAGGCAACACTACTGACCTATTTCAACGGGGAATATGTGGCGAAAAACACCGCCATCACAGGGGCAACAAAAACCAAAATCACATACGACGCGAAAGGGCTGGTAACAGCCGGGGCGGATGCAACAACGGCAGATATTGGAGACAGCACCGACAAGCGGTACGTAACCGAAGCGGAAAAGACAAAACTCAGCAACCTATCCGGCACGAATACAGGCGACCAAAACCTGTTCAGCACGATTGCCGTAAGCGGTCAATCGAACGTAGTCGCAGACACCACGGGCGATACCCTTACGCTTGTCGCAGGCTCGAATATTACAATCACCACGGACGCAACTACTGACAGCATCACAATCAGCAGCAGCGGCGGCGGGGGCGGTTCTACTGCATGGGGAACCATTACCGGAACCCTGAGCAATCAGACAGACCTTCAGACTGCACTCGATGGGAAAGTCGATGAGAATGCGGCAATCACTGGAGCGACTAAGACGAAGATTACATACGATGCTAAGGGATTGGTGACGGCGGGCGCAGACGCGGCCATCGCAGACATTACAGGTCTTCAGACAGCACTCGATGGCAAAGTCGATGAAAACGCGGCCATAACACCCGGCACGAAGACCAAAATTACCTACGATGCGAAAGGTCTTGTTACCGCAGGGGCAGACGCAACTACAGCCGACATTGCAGATAGCAACGATAAACGCTATGTAACCGAAGCGGAAAAAACCAAGCTATCCAACACCAGCGGCACGAACAGCGGCGACCAAACCATCACCCTGACCGGGGACGTAACCGGAACAGGCACAGGTAGCTTCGCGGCGACTATCGCAAACAACGCCGTATCACTTGCTAAGATTCAGGACATTACCACGGCCCGCATCCTCGGACGGGTGACGGCTGGCAGCGGCGACCCTGAGCAGCTGACAGGTACTGAAGTAACAACCCTACTTGACACGTTCACAAGCTCGCTGAAAGGGCTTGCGCCCGCCAGCG